AAGTAACTGTTGTGACATCAGATACTTGACAACCTATGACTGATGTAGTGCCAGCACCACTATTCGTGGCATAACTTGTCATGAATAGGTTGGTGTCTAACTGGACAATCTTAGGTTCTTTAGTACCATCATCATTCGCAATATCAGATACAACGGCGGTAGATGCAGCTAATCCAACAACTAGAACAGTTCCTAATAGAAGAACTGCTGAAGCAAAAAGTTGATTAGTTGCACTTCTATAAAATACTATAAAGCGGGTATCATCAATTCTAAATGCAGCACATGGAATAGCTCCAGCTGTTGTGGATATTACATAAGGAGAAGCTATTACATTATTAACATTATCTACCACAAAGGCCGCGAATCCATTAGAAGCTATCTCGCAGAAATGAACAGAGATATCAGAGGTTAATTGCACTGATAAATGGAAACAATTCACCCCATAGGATGTACTAAATAAAGCAGACTTAGCAATAAAAGCGTTAAGTAGTTTATAACCTGTATATGTCCAGTCCCCTGCCAGAGTAGTAATATCAGCCAAAGATAATACCATCTGCCCACCAGCATCAATAATACCTACTACTGCACCACCAGCATCCTTAACTCCAAATGGATACATACCTCTATTTTGAATAGTATACGTTGGAGAGGTAACATAAAGAGTTCTAGCATCTGGAAGTATTACATATTTACCTTCAGCGGTCATCGTAATTATCTGAAGTCCTGCATCAACTGAAGTCAAGGTAATATTCGTTGCAGAAGTAATAGTCCTAGATGAGATAATAGCCCCCACTCTATTGGTAAGAATAGATGTAGATTCATTAATCACCGTTACAATAGTGGGAGATTCAACTACAACTTTAAAAGTCGCAGAACCATCCTGAACTATCATCTTGCCTTTTTGCAGGATCCCCGAAGCTCCAGCAATAGTAACTGTATTAAGAGAATCATTAACTACAGTAAACTCAAATTTCGATCCGACTTTATACCCTGTAAGGTAAGCGATAATTTGTGCCGCTGTTGGCAGTGTAAGAATCCGCGCGCTTGTAGGAGTAATCAAAAAGGTTCCACCAAATAGCTGAGCAGCAGTCAATGTAGCATCAGCATCAGATAAAGTGGTAGTGACATTAAGATTAACATCTCCGGCAGTAGAAGTAATTGATCCTGTAATCGCTTCATCACCAGTAAGGGTATAATTACCTGTCTGAGTAAGGGTACTATTCAGTACCACTGGATTAGTAATAGTTCCGCCATTCCAAGTTTGTGTAACTCCAGGACCAGAAATATAGATATACCAGTTGGAGATAGTACCTGACCCACCTTTAATCTGTGGATTAAATACTAATGTGCCAGTAACATCATCATAACTGACTATCTGACCTGACATCCAGTTAGCATTGTTAGCCTGATCTACAATAAGGAGCCACTCACCTATACCAAAGTATAACCCAACCTGAGTAAGGAAAGTTAAGTTACCTGTAGCTACTATTGCATTAGAGGATTCAGAAGTACCTTTATATAATAAGCCAACTGCCTTAGCTGTTTCAAAGTCGGCCCCTGGGGTCCATACAGTAGCTCCGCTCATTAATCACCTCTAGCGACAATTTGTTGTAATAGTTGGTTATATTGCAGGTTAGCTAACTGCTGCATACTTCCTGCTTGTTCTTCATAACCAATCTGAGAGAAAATAATTGCTGCTGCCCCATAGATGATAGCATAAGGATATTCAGCAGCTATCCAAGATGAGTAAGTAGCTTCTACTACATTAGGGTGTACATAACAACCTAAAAGCATATAAGTATCTTTTGTAGTCGATCGTATCTCTAAAGTTTCGCCCGCTAAATAACAGGTATTATTTCGCACTAGCCCATAACTATCTAATGCGACTTCTGGTGTTATAAGCTCAAAGAATTTCGGAGTTAGATCTTGTCCTACCTCTACAGTATTATCATACTTTCTAAGATACTTAAAGGCTCTCCAGTTAGGGACTACAGCTTTATAATCCAGAGATTGAACATAGTCTGGAGTAGTAAACTGTAGTCCTGTTTCGAACATATCTTTAGGAAAATAGTCTAAATGATGGGCAGTTAAAGTAGCCGCCCGTACTGCTGACTTAGTTTGTGACTCTAAATTCGGGCGTAGGGTTATGCTAGAAACCTCATCAACTAAGTCAGAGAATACGCTCATTTTATTTTCCTATCTTTGCAAAGGGTAATGTTATTTTTGGGTTTCCTTCAGTACCAGTGTTATTAGCTAACGTAGCCAAAGAGTCATTTGTATTAGAAGCTCCAAAAGCTCCAGGACTGCCTAAGTTACCGCCCATATCATTATCAGGATTAGTGGCTCTGGCCTCTCCTCTTTTAAACTCTTCCAATACTTCTTGTTTAAGTTTAGCACGTAAGGCAGCTAAAGGATCTTCTTTCAGAGCATCAACCTCTCTATAGGAATTAATATAAGGATTGCCTTTATCCACCTCTGACTTAAGTTCCTTAATCTCTTCTGGGTTATCTGTCCGATAGCGCCCATTAAAGAAGATTGCTGTACCACCTCCAGGATAGCCGAAATGATATTGATTGGATAGTAACGTTGAACCAAATTCCATTATTTGCTTCTTAACTTCATCAGTGTTACTCATGGTAACTCCTCTTAATAAACAGTAAAAATGGAGGCAGAGCCAGAATACTTATCCTAACCCCACCTCCTAGCTCCCCTACGGAGGAAACTTAACCAGCTACGCCTGCGGTGAGATTGTAGATAATTCCATTAGCAGGCGGGTTTTTGATCAAGCAAGTTAACTCACTTGTCAAAGTTCCGCCTTGAGCATCATAGCCATTATCACCGGCATTACCAGCACCAAAGGCATCATGCCGAGTTTTACGATCACCTAAGTAGGCAATACTGAAAGTCGACAAATCCAACGCCATAGCCATCTTAGACCAGGTGGCATTAGAATTAAAGAGCGGGTGCTCAATAACTTTAAACGTACCACGAGAGATCTTAAATGTTTGGAACTGTAGACCATAACTTGTTTGGCCATCGACCATCATGTAAGTACCATTCAGGCGCCCAATAGCATTAATAACTTTACGTGCCGTGCCACCTACAAACAGGATACGCTCATTACCTACTTTAGGATCAGTTGCCTGATTAAACAGCGGGTCAAGCGCAGCTTCGAGTTGGGTATATGAAGTAGTCGAACCAGCAGTAGTTACGTTAACCGCAGGGTAACTTGAAGGGTAATAGGTCAGGTTACTTACAATACTTTGGAAGCCGTCCATAGTACGGAATGGCTGACCGTTTCTGCTGCCAGTAGACTTCTGACCGAAGAACAACGCTTTCTCAATATCAACTGCATGGAACGCAGCGCAGTCAGTACGAGATTCAGCAACGTTAGTATCACCAGCAATGGTAAGAGTAGCACGAGTAGATTCAGACACTGCCCAAGTATTACGAAAAATCTGTGTGTAGTTCGTAATCTTAACCGGCTGAATGTTAAGAGCCTGTGGACGGATAGAAGCTTCTTCAAACGCAGTACCTACACCGAGCCATTCCACTCCATTACCTACCGCAGCTGCTGAAACAGTACCAACTCCACGAATTACTTGTACTGTAGTAGGACTTAGAATCTGATCGATGATAACATTTTCCCGAGTCGACGCTGCTTGCATCATCATATTCGGTACTAAGTTAGCAGTGCTCACAACTGTAAATACATTATCAGTACCGTTAGCAACAGCCGCAGCTAAGGTAAATCCAGGAAAAAGCATTGTCTTACTAAAGAACCCATGTTCACGCTGTACAGCAACTTCCGTACGCAGTTGTGCAGTTAAGCCAAACAAAGGCGCCTGACCATTAGGCATCAGACGAGTGATCATTGTAGCAAATGACGGCTTAACTATACTTGCAGGGAACTGATCTGTATTAAATATGCCAGTAAAATTGGCCATAATATAATACTCCTTAAATTAATTATTTTACAAAAGTCAGAACTATCTTCTAGCCTTCGCCGACATAAGTCGGCTCCTTCTAGCCGCTAACAGCCATATAAGGTCATAGCAGTGGCAGATGTTTTCTCCAATACAAAGAACTTACTTTGTAAAGTTGGAACAGCCAAGTTACCTGAAGCAGTAACGTTAGTACCACCAGCAACTACCATTGTATTAGCTGTAGCATTACTCACCATAAAGGTATAAGTATCGCCAATATCCATTTCTGGCATCGCAGCCAAGATATTTGCCGCTGTTTCCGTGGTATCTGTTCTGTTAGTATTAGTACCAGAGCGGGAATATAAACCCCCCAAAATGGCAGCTACTGAGATAGTCTGATTAGAATCAGTTGATTGATTCGTGCGCCGCAGATGCATTAAGGTGCCATCACCTGCCCTAGCGTTACGATTCAAACCTGTCTCGCTGACTACAGCGCGTTTAAAGCTCATGATTCAAATCTCCAAAAAGTATTAATTACTAGCTACTACTTACATCTTATTTATAGATGCAGGCATAGCCTCTCTAAAATAGGCTTCCCAATCCATGCCGTCATCTGTTTGGGTTGCTGGAGCTTGAGAAGCCAAAAATTGTGTTGTGTAAGTTGTGAGGTATTCATTAGCTTTAGCTACAATAGCATCGGCAGAAGCATTTGGATTAGCTTCTTTTAAGGAGGCTACTAAGCCATCTAAGATAGGTTTTGATGCAGCATGCCCCAGAATAGGATTACTTGCTATCTGGTCATTAATTGCATGATGCTTAAGGGCTGAGGGCAATCGCTCTGTTAAGCGTTCGGTGTTGGTAGATATAGCTTTCTCGATTAATGCAGTTGAGGCTGCTGCCGATTGAGCATATACATGTTGACTTACTTTGTTCATTGCATCTAGTAAAGCTTGCACTCCTTGCTCCCCGCCTGCTGCTGCCGCTGCGATAGTATCTTTATCTATTACCTTAGTAAAGTCCATCTTACCAGCGGCAGCCATAAGGTCTTGCGTACTTATCTTTCCGAAGATAGTATCATCAGTTGGAGTTGCTGGAGGTGTTGTACTAGGTTGCACCATAGTTGCTAATTTGTCAAGCGGGGCAGGCTCTGCTGGAGTACCTACTGAATGAGGTGTTACCCCATTAGCTGCGCTAGTGGGAGTTTCAGGCGGAGTTATACTAGGGGGATTTTGCGCTGCTGGGTTAGCTGGCTGTGCGGGCGCTTCTGCTTTACTTCCAAAGATACTAAACATGATAATTTCCTTTTATAAGATTAAGATAAGGGGGTTGAGGTACTAAATAAAACTATATTAAAAGAGTTGATCTGATTGAGGTTTATCTCCTTGCTTAGCAGCTTGATTAAGGCTATTTAGAGCATCATCAGAACATTGAAGTAGATACTGTAACATACCAATCTGACCTTGCTTCTCTGCTAGTTGCAGGGCGTAACCTTCTTTATCCTTATGGTCATATGTAAGATTGATAATCTCAATTGCTAAGGCTTGGATGTGATTAATTAATACCACTCTCTGACCATAAGAGAATACTTTACACTGCGCTTCCTCTTCAGGAGTTATCGCTATTTTCTGAAAGCATTCCTGCATTAATCTGGGGTCCAGTTGCTGATTCATCTTCTTTTTCCTCCGTATTAAACTGCTGTTGTGGGTTATAACCAAATTGCTCTGGTAAAGGTTGCGGCGGGTATTGGTTAGCTTGAATAGCAGGATTTGCCTTAGCTAACTGAATAACCATCTGTTGCCACTGTGCCATAGCCTGCTCAAAGGCTACCTGCTCAGGAGGTTTTTCAAACTCTTCTATCTCCGCGCCTTGTATCTTCATAAGATAAGAGAACATAGGGGTAAGGTTATATCCTGCGGCAATAGCTGGTACATTAGCAAGTGTTTGAAATCCATCCCTTATTACTTCAGTCTTAGCCAATCTATCCGCAGGAATCAAGCCATCTGAGAGCTTAAAGGACATAACTGCCTTTCTAAGCATAACAGGATCAATCTCAACCGGCCTTTTATCCTTAGTATTAAGTAAGGTCTCAGGAGTTTGATACTGAAGAATATTTATTTTAAGTATCTCTTTCAGAGGAGTAAATAAATAAGATTCAAATTGAATCGCCCTTAGCTGATCTTCGCCAGTGGCATTAGCCATAGTTGATTCAAACTCAGCTCTAGTCTTGTTACCTTTAACAAATTGACCTTGTCTAGTTGGATTTGATCTTGCTAATTTATTAGCCATTTGATCCACTCTATCAGCAAGTATGACAACATCATCTAAGTTATCATTCCTAAATGGAATGGCATACACTGCTTCACTTAGTGGCTTACCATACGCTGCTGGTCTAATAGGTATCTTAGCTGCTGGGTTTGGATTATTAATTTGGCTCTCCGCAATATACAAGGGATTATAGATCATACGATCCGATATATTACGGCGCTGTGCAGCGATTGCTGAGTTCCACAAGGCAGAACCTAGCTGCTGGAATGGCACCTCATTAGAAGCTAGGGACTTAGTTTGAAATCCTAAGCCATCTACAGCGCCCTGCCCAAATAATATTGGTAACATATTATGCGCATTAGTTTGTCTCTCCGCCCAAATTAGGATTTGTTCATTGACATAAATAAACTTCCAAATTTGCGGCGTATTAGGTTCCGCAGTTACTAGCCCAAAATCTGAAGGAAGAATACGGGCGTATAAAGTTGTAACTCTATAGGAATTACGATACTGTAATTTAGGAGAATCATCCTCTAAATTAGCCCACGCCATCCAATTAAATTCAGTAAGCCCTGAATAGATTTGCACTGTATCCGGGTTAATCCAAGGAATATAAAAAGGAGCTGTCTGAGAGTTCATAACTATAGAAGTTTCACCAACTCCAGATTCAATAGCCTCTCTGAAATTAAAACCTACCTTATCTTCACCTAGCTCAGCTAGGAAAGACTTGAATTTAAGTCGAGACATTATCTCAGTATATCCTGCATATTCTCCATCTATATGCATCTTACTGGGATGTACTCTAGTATCAAAGATAAGATTATATACATCGAGATTACGTAATGAGTTACCTTCCCTAATTACCTGTGTAGCTTTAGCCTCTTTAGAGAACCCTTGATTATCGGTCTCAAAAGAAGGTACTTTGATTCTTTTCCAAGCCACTTCTAAGGCATAGAAATTATATTTAAACGCGTTACGTATAGTCTGAGTTAACTCTGCTACCCACTGACCTTGAACTGCTTGGTTATCAAGAATTGTCTCCATCGCCCTAGCAGCTTCCATGTCTGAAGGTGCGGCAACCACAGGGAATAGCGGGGAGCCAGTTAGAAACACTGAAGCTTGATAAGTTACAGCTGCTTCAACCTGTGGCATAACTATTGGCATTGTTATATTTTGGAACTTCGTGGGGTCTCCATATCTATTAGCCATCCGCGCCTTAGCTTGCTCTTCCGTATAATCTCCTTCACGTTGATAGGCTAAATCTATAAGTCTGAATTGCTCTCTCAGATTATATGCTCGCCATTGTATGCTGGTAGCTGCGCGAAGATAAGCTAATAGCCCATCTTGAGATTTTTTAGGTGGGATAAACGGACGATTACCTATAATCATTTTATAGCTCCAAGGTTAAATATATTAAAAGCAGCAATTATCTTGTTCAGTGAATACTTCTAAAGCTTGATATTCCTGCTGGGCAATTACATTATTATTCATTACCAAGTCAGGAAACTCAAGCATCACTCGCGGCGCATAGGTTAAAAGGTCCAGGATATTATCTACATTATCCCGGCGCAAAGGGTTAAATTGCCTTATCTCTGTGTGAGCCAGTGCTCTGGCTGATTCATGAACAAATAACTCTCCAGCAGAATAAGCTTTAAACATTGTAAGGATTCTTGAGTTCTTACTGTTCCCGCCCGGAAATATCTCCATAGCTTCTATGCCGGTGATACCTAATTGGAGGCAAATAAAATCAAACCAATAGGCTAAAGTAGATTGATAAGCTACAGCCTCTATTGCGACTAATCTACAATTCTTCCTAAGACAGAACTCAAGAGCTATTCTAATTGTTTCCCCAGGAGAGAATTTACCTGCGCGCACTTCCATTAATACAGGAAAGGAATCATAGACCTCGAAATAGCCTATTGCTATATCATCACTATTAACTTTCCCGCTTGCAGGATCAATGACTACGAAATTACCTGCCGGGATTTCTCCTGGCCGTATAGGGATTGGAGGAAGCTTAGATAGATCAATCAGATTATTAACTGAGGCTGTTTCATCATTAAGTACCTCAGCGTGAAATATCTCAGGATGTCCAGCTGCTAAGTCATTTTCATATTCTCTAATTAGTTGTTCAATTGGCTGTAATTCTTCCCAAAGAGATGAGCCATCTGCTAATATTCCACCTACAATAAACTTGACCCAATTAGGATTATCCTTAAGCTTTCTTAGTATCGAATGATAAGGCTTAGGATACATATTAGCTATGAAGATATATAAGCAACCTTTAGGCGACTTAGCTTTCATGACCGTGCCAACTAGCCAGCGCTCAAGAGCCTCACTAAGTAACTGAGACTCTGCGAGCTCCTTAGATTGCATATCATCAAAAATCATAACATCTGGGCGTTGATGATCTACGTTAATCCCGCGTGGATCACCATTACTACCCAAGGCTTTAAGAATGATCTTTCTACCTCGGTAAGTGAAAACATGTTTTTGCTTAGTAGAGGTTTCTATCCCTATTGTATAATCTCCAAATACAGCCTTAATATTAGGCTCTCTAAGCATGTTCATTACGTCAGTAATGAAATCCACTGCTTTATCTTCGTTTGCGCAAATAACTAAGATAAAGTTACGATTTGTGAAGAGTATAGTATAAAGACAAAATAATTTAAATAAGGTAGTCTTGGAAAACCCGCGCGGAAGACCTACAGCTAACTGAGAGAAATCCCGCACTCTATGAATATAATCTTTTAGCCCGCTCCATAAGTCAAGATACTTTGGAGGGAAAGCATACTCATAGATATGAGGCATAGCTAATGCACAAAGAAAGTCAAGGCTACCTTCTGCATTAGCTATTACCTCATCTACACTATATCTTCCTTCTTGCTGCTCTATATTAGCCATATTTAAGAACTTGATGTAAACTCAATAAAATAGCAGAAGCTTTCATATTTCTAGATTTACACAGACTCTGGGTCTTCGCGGTTAAATCTGGCCTTGAGGGCCGCTGAAATTTTGGTATTTGTTTGCTCATTGGCAAGCCGTGACTTTTGTTCATTTAGTAACTCCTTCATCTGAGACGGCTGAATAGTGATTAAATCTTCGCCTCCCGCCTGGACTACTTGATTAACTTGATTAACCACAAAATTATTAACTATCTTAGTAGGTAATGTAAGTGATACAATAGGAACATGATCCAAACCATCCCCTAATAAGGCAGTACCTCTTCTTTTAGCTCCATTAACTACCTGTAAGACTCTAGCTAACTTAAGAGGATCAAGCACCATACCAATCGTATTAGCTAATCCATCAATAACAGTCTCTTCAAGATTATTTAATTTTTGATCTATTGAAGTATACTTGGTAGCTTGATCAAATTTCGCCTCACTCAATTGCTCTTTAAACGCCGGAGAATCCATTAATTGAGAAATCCGGGAAGGATCAACATCACAAATTTCCGCCACCTTTGACGGTGTGACACCAGAAGCAAGCAAGGCAACCGCCCGCTCCTCAAGACTTCGCCCCCCTGCTGATCGTGTCATTTTTCGCGCGCCTTATAAAATTGAATTGTCTACAAAACAAATCCCTATCAAATTAAGATCATTATATCAATATACTGACACAGGCCACAATAGGGGTAATTAATTAGCCTTTATAAACCTAGAGACTAATAAACTCAATAACTTAACAGCCCCAAAAAAGATACTAGCGCAGCTAGTGAGAAAAGGTAAAAAAGTTTAGAAAAATTGTCTTAGTGTCTTAGGACAAACTTGCGCAGGCAACTTAAAAAGGTCCCCCACCCCCCTTAATTTTTGATTTAGCTATTAGGTATGATTGGCTTAGGTAAGTTAGTAGGGGAGATTGAGATTATTAGGTTAGGGGATTCTTAGGTTAAGGGATTAGATTGATTAAGGATAGAATAAAGGAGTAGTTGACTTATATTTAGGAGTGATTCTGTTAGTTAAGGAATTATGGACTCGTTAGGATCGTCTGTAGTGCGTTATTTTTGATTGGGTAAGGGGTAAGTATGGGTATAGGAAGATCGGCGATTGTAGCGAGGATAATTTTACTAAGTCATTGATTTTATTAGCGCTTTTCTGTGGATTTTTGCTGTTTTCTTCTCTTTTTTTCTCTGTGATTTTTCAGCCTTTTCAGGGAAATTTCCAGTAAAATCAAGCCTTTTTTCTAGTCGATTTTCTAAGCTTTCAAATCTCAATCCCTGCTAACTAACTCAATCATATAGACCGCGTAACTTTATGGGAATACGTGCAGCGAGTGAGATAGTAAGTATCTCTATTAGGTCTTATAAGATAAGAAAGGAGTTAAATGATATAACTTAAGAAATATACGTGCAGTAGAGAACTTGCTAAGTAATCCTCTTTTGTTTTTCTTAGCTAAGATCGCCTGAGAAAAATTGGCTTTTCTTACAATCAACCAAAAAGCAAAAAGTACAGGACATTTTTACCCCCCTTTCCATGACCTTTTTTTGTGTTTTCTGTATAACTTTATATTCCCTATTCCCTATTACTAAGTTAGTATATCCTATCAATACCTAATATTATTACCAGTATCCACATATAACCTAACACACCACTATATATACAATCCAAGCCAGTTATATATATACTTATATAGGGAGGTATTTATAAATTTCTATTTTTTAAAATAGTCATACACGATTCATTGATTATTCTAGTAAGTCTCTCATATAGAGAAAAATAGAGTTAGATAGGGATTAAGGCACTTATTAAGGGGATTATTGGAGTTATTAAGTTAGATAAGAGTATTAAGGCTATAAAGTTATATGAGAATGACAAAAAATCACGCGCGGAAAGGGGGGAAATTTTTGATTGTCTTTTTTGCTTTTTGTCTTTTTTGCTTTTTTGCCAATTTTTTATTCCTTAGCTAACTTAAAAAAAGAACTTGACACATTAATTTAATTGGGGTAAGATTAAGCTGTTTTATTTTAAATTATTGGATATTTTAATTAAGGTTATTTAATAGTTTTTTAATTTAAAGGGAATGCAAATTATGAGTAAGTCAATTAGTAAAACCAATAAGCTTAAAATCCGTATATCAGAAAAGTTTTTTAATTCAGCTTATTGAATTGCACAAGATGGAAGCGGACATATATACTTATATAAAAATAAACCTATAATAGTATTAGGGAAGTCACTTGACCTTTGGGTATCTGATTCTAATTCAACTTGTATAGATTTTTTAGGTATTACAACTAAAACAAATAAAACTAAAACTTATAAACAAGCATGTGCACAGCTAACAATAGAGAATTGGTGGCTAGATAGCTATGGTAGCTTAATAGTAAAAGATAGAAACACACCTAATTTATTAAAAGATCAAGCTTGACAAAGTGAATAAATTATAGTATTTTCGTAAACTGTAATTCTCAAAAATCAGAAACTATCAACAAAAAGGAAACTATTATCATGCCTAAAAGAACTATTGTACCATTTAGAGTACAAATTAAGAGTTTGCCAGTAGAAGACTTATTGAGAATTGAGGATACCATTCTTAATTCCCCTAATCTAACTTGTATTAATGAAGTTTCCCGTAGAATTTGTCTAGCTGTTCTGCGGAATGAATTACACGATAGGAAAGGGGGCAAGAAATGAAAATTATTTGTTCCCTTTCAGGACTCACTTATTCAGTAGATTATTTTCCTGTATCTATTCCAACAGGACAAACATATCATCCAATTTTTGATATTTCCTACGATCGATTACATGTATATTATACAGCTTATTGTAATGGACAGCTAAAACAAGAAGAAATTTACCTTTTAACTCTCGCTCTTCTTAAATCCTCGGAATTAATGGTCTTTCGCTGTCCGGCGGAATTTTCCCCTGCTAGTGTACAAAAATCTATAGCCTCGATAGCGCGAGTGTATAAGATAGTCTCTCTTATACACTCTATAATGGTTCCTTCTTTTTCATTTCCTCAGATTGCTATCACGCCAGAAACGGCTGACTTAGCGAATCTTGGCCATTGGCTTAAACTATGGGAAGATACTTACCAAGATTTTCTATCAGGGCTTGAAGAGGATAGATATAGAGACTCCCTAAAACGTAAAGAGCGCGCATTAGAGAAGTTTTTAAAATCCCCTAACATACCAGCTAATAGGTATAGTCATGTCCTAGCTGATTGGGCTGCGTCGGCGTTTCAGTTCCCCTCTTATATTGCGGATTACTGGCGCGAAATTATCCATCGTTGCTATAATTATGATCAAATCAATAAAATACCGGAAATTGATCTGAATGATTTGATAGAGCACTGTGAATCCAATTTAGATGAGTATTCAATCGGCACTATTTATTCTAATCATCTATTCTCTACCCTTGAAGAAGGTAAAGCTAAGATAATCGCTGAGAAAGTTTTCTCTACAGATCGCGCCGGATTCACCTTACTAAATCCTGAGAAAAAAGAGCATGCTAATATTATCAGTATCCTTGAAAACTCAACAGCGCATGAGCCGAAAAGAGAAAATTATAAATCTGACTTTGAATATCAGCGCGCGAAAATGCGGTATAAACTATCAGGATTAATAAAAATCAAGCCAGCCGATCAAAATAAGGGAGTATGAGATAATGAATACAAACTATAATACAGTTACGCCGGCAAAGCGAGAGCAAAGCCAGCAAGAAAAATATAATCAATACAAACTAATGAAATATGTACTACATAAGGCTATGAAATACAATTTCACCGTTCCAGCTAATCTGCATCATGAACTAGAATATTATAAATGCTTATTTTGGAGTGTAGATTATTGGAAAAGTCAATCAAATGGTGGGATGACAGCGCGAGAAGACAAACAATTTATAGAAGTGTATCACGGCTGCACACGTGGGCAGGTTTTAGATTTACTTAATGATAGCAAAAGCCACCAACTAAAACTCTCATTCCGTGCAGCGAGAAAACACTGGCAATTACCGGCTTATGTAATTGTTAAGATTGCAGCTACGCGGCCAATACTGAAACTAGAAGGAAACACTTATGTTACAATTAAATAAATTAATTCTCTTAAAAAGAAAAGAAGATCAAGCTACAAATCAAACCAACAATCCATTAACTAAGCAGATTGATACTACTGGATTATTAGCTCGAATGAAGGCTAATCTTGCCGCTCAAAAAGAAAAAGAAGCAGCTAGACAAATAGTAGTGACTAAACCGGCCATTATATACGATTCACCTAAATTGCATTTACAGGGTATAGAGTATACAAATGCGCAAAAAGAATTTATATTAAGAGGTACAACCGGGGAATCCTTAGTACTTTTCGGCGCGGCGGGAACCGGTAAAACAACTAGCCTTAAGGGGTTAACTAATTTAATCCTAAAAGAAAATAAATTACCTGAGTTAATAGATACAAAGCATAAATATCTATTGCCGGGGACGCCGGGTATTGTAATTACTAGCTACATGAACCGCGCAGTGTTTAATGATCGAAAAGTATTACCTGAACTAGCACAAAATTGCATTACTATTCACAAATTATTAGAGTATGAGCCAGTATGGGAAGAGGTAATTAACGCGGAAGGGGAAAGCTATAATAAAATGAGTTTCCAACCAAAGCGAAATAAAGGGTATAAACTCGATTCCAATATCAAGCTAATCATAATAGATGAAGCGGGGAATACGCCCCTAGATTTATATCAACTTTTACTCGCTGCCTTGCCAGAACCGGAAAAAGTACAATTTATTTTTATGGGCGATTTATATCAAGTTCCACCTGTTTTTGGTGGCGCTGTATTAGGATTCAAAGGCGCGGAATTAAAAGAAAATAGAGTGATACTAACTGAGGTAAAAAGGCAAGATAAGGATTCCCCAATTTTATCACTAGCAACTAAAATCAGGCACGGCCAAGAAATACACTCTAAGCAATTTCCTGAGTTAAGTAATGAATTCTTACAGATTAAACCGTGGAAAAGAAAAGTTAACGAAGATACGGCAATATTAGGCATGGCAGAATTTATGAAGCAACATTATAATTCAGGAAT